CCTGATGATCGCGACCGCGAAATCTACGAGTGCTATTGCGAGCTGGACATTCGCGGGTTTGAGCATCGCTACAAGGGTAAGGAAACCGGGCTAGAAATTCCTTACCGCATCACGATTGACGCATCTACCAAGGAAATCCTGAGCATCGTCCGCAATTACGATGAGGACGATCAGGAGCTTCCTACCGCCCGTCAGAACTTTGTGAAGTATACGTTTGTTCCGGGGATGGGCTTCTATGACATCGGCCTTCTTCACATTCTGGGCAACACGACTAACGCTATCACTGCTGCGTGGCGTGAGCTACTTGACGCTGGCATGTATAACAATTTTCCCGGCTTCCTTATGGCGGACACGGGCGCACGCCAGAATACAAATATCTTCCGCGTTCCTCCGGGCGGAGGCGCAACTGTTAAAACAAATGGTATGCCTATCACGCAAGCTGTGATGCCGCTGCCATACAAAGAGCCGTCCGGCGCACTCATGAACCTTGTCACGCAGATGGCTGACACGGGTATGCGTGTGGGTGGCACGTCTGAAGTCATGGTGACGGAAGGCAAGCCGGACGCGCCGGTTGGCACCACGCTCGCGATGATTGAGCAGGCGCAGAAGGTGGTGAACTCGGTTCACAAGCGCCTTCATGCCGCGCAGGCTGACGAGTTCTCGCTTCTGGCGAGGGAGTTCAAAGAGCATCCTGAGAGCTTCTGGCAGAAGAACCGGCGTCCGGCTTATCCGTGGGATGAAAAGACGTTTATGGCTGCGCTGGATGATTGTGATCTGGTCCCACAGGCCGACCCCAATACCGCGAGCCAGTCGCAGCGTCTCATGAAAATCATGGCGCTAAAGCAGCTTCAGCAGGCCAGCCCGTCTCTTTATGACCCGATTGCGGTGGACGTTGCCGCCCTGCAAGCCATTGGCTGGAATAACCCCGAGCAGTTCATGGCCCCGGCCTCTGCTCGTGATAAGCCGCCGCCGGAGCTTCTGGAAGCCATGGCGGACATGGAAAACAACAAGCGCAACTCCGAAGCGCGTATGCTGGATAGCCAGACCCGCGCCAAAGAGATTGACGCCAAGATTGGCATGGACCAGCAGCGTGCGCAGTTGGAAATGTTGCGGGCCCAGAAAGACCTTGCGGGCGATGAAGACAAGATGGCGGAGATGCACAACGACCGCCAGAACCGTCTTAGCCAAGAGCGCACGCAGTTGATTGACTTGGCGCAGGACGTTCTTCAGCATCCTGAAAACGTCGGGCTTATTGAACCGCTTGTCCGTCCGGCCCTTGAAGAAGTCGAGGCTGACCGGCAGCAGAAAGGGCTAATGTGATGGTTGCTCCCGTTGTCGCGCGTATGCTGGCGCAGCGCTTTGGCCCCAGCGTCCTCAAGATGGGCGAGCAGGCGCAGGCTTCTCTTGCCCGTATGGCTGGCCTCCAGACCCCTGCGGCAAAGCAGGCCGCTGGCCGTTTGATGGAGCCTGAGCTTGCTGCTCAAGCAGCCCGGTCGTCTGGCATAGTCCCGCGTGGGCTAGAGTTGGTGAGAAACAACCCCGGCTCTGCTGCTGCGATGGGCGCTGCTGCTGCGACTCCCATGGCTTTGGGTTTCCTGCCCCAGCGTGCGGAGGGCGACCCGGCTGGCGCAATCAACCGGCGCACCGCCCCGCAGTTCACCAATGTGAACGTGCCCCTGCCGCCGGATGAGATGCCAAACCCGCAGGATGTCATCACCCGTCAGGTCGTGGCTGAGGGATATGAGCCGGGCTATTTTGGCGATGCTGGCAGGCGCATGTCTGGCGCGGTTGCCGCCATGCAGCCGGAGCCGGGTTACTCCGGCGCGGCTGGCCGGGCTATCTCTCAAGCGGCTCGGGACTACGGCTTCAAGATGTCGCCCACGACCACGGGCAGCACCGCGCGTCCGGCTGCTGCTGCTGCTCCTGCTATGTCGGGGCGTGAAGATTATCAGTCTACGGGTCAGCGAGTGGTTGAGCGTCCACAGGGGCCGACTGCTGGCGGGGCTCCGCAGCGCGCAGTACTGAATTGGGGCGACGAGGGCAGCGCGGCTGACTTCTTCCGCGCCGATAAGGCGATGCGTGAGTTGGAAAAGAACAAGGAAGAGTTTGTTGGCCGGGCTGAAGGGGGCAAGGTCGGCTCGGGCAATCTTGGCAAGGACGCCGCAATCCATAAGGCTTTGGAGATCATCCATCACCTCCTGACCCGGCGCTGACATGAAGAAGCCTCGCCTCCTGCAAGACCAATATCCGACCCACTACCTTCCGCATGTGGGGCGTCAGGTTATGCAGGAAGGTGGGATGCCAGAGAGCATGTTCCCGCGCACGCAGGAAGAAGAAAACATCCGCGCCAATGATCTAGTCAACTACGCCAAGCAGTTGGACACCAGAGAGAAGATGGCGGATGTTGGCGAGGCCCTTGGTCAAACATGGCCTGTCAAAATGGCAAAAGGCATCATGAGCGGCGTGACAGCGCCCGGTGACGCCTATCAGGGACGCCTAGACCCCACATCTGATGAAGCGATCCAACGTGCCATGGAACTGTCCGGGGCAACTATGTTGGGCGGTATGCCTCTGGGCTACCAAGCTGGCAAACAGGCGACGGCTGAAGGCAAAGCTCTGCTTGGCATATTCGCGGGTCAGAACGCTAAGACCGCTGATCTAGAAGCTCTCAAAAGAGCGCAGGAAATGGCTGCGTCTGGCGCATCCCGCGATGACATTTGGAGCAAAACAGGCTGGTTCCAAGGTGGGGATAAGAATTGGCGTTTTGAAATCCCTGACAGGCAAACTGAATACTATTTTACCCAGCCCAGTTGGCTGGGGGATGTACCGGCTGGCACTGTCGGGGCGCATGTATCGCATGACGCTCTGTTTCAGGCATATCCCGAACTTGCCAATATTCAACATCGGTCCCTTGACCCGAATGGAAAGTTGAGGGCGTCATTTATTCGTGGAGATAAGCCAGATTTATCAGATTCAATGATTGAAATGTATGAGCCTAAAGGGCGCATGTCTTCCATGCTGCATGAATTGCAGCACGCCATTCAAAACAAAGAAGGCTGGCAAGAGGGTGCGAACCTTGATTATGGGAAAGCGCACGCACGTAGAGAATTGTTAGACCGCTACCATGAAATAGGCTCTAAACTGACTGATACAATGAATCGGCAACTTCAATTTCCATTTAATTCACCAGAATATAAAAAAATCGGGAAAGAATTTAAAAACATGATTAAAGAATCAAATGCAATTTATCGGACGTTAAAGAGCCGAAAAGCAATGGATGAGCTTGGGTATGAAAAATATCGGAATATGGTTGGTGAAGTTGAAGCTAGGAATGTCCAAGCCCGCGCGCCATTGCGTAGTAATGAACTGAAAAACCTTCCTCCGTGGCAAACGGAAGATGTCCCCTTTGAACAGCAGATTGTCCGACCTGTAGAGCCAAAAGCCTCTGGCGGCTCTGTTGTTGACAGGGCGCTTATGCTAAGTTTCCGCAAAGGCTTGCCGCTGCCCAAGCCCCCTTCCCGGCAGCATGGGGGACGCCCCAGAACCTAGCTAGGAGCAAGCATGTACGACGTTGCCAAAAAGGCCCGCGAGGCCATGAAGAGCAAGGCAAAGAGGATCGCCGCTGGCGAGCCCGGCGCTAAGGTTGATTCGTCTAGCTACGAGCCGCCCAAGGACGCCCTGAACGCGGACGTTAAGACGGGCCTGCGTCCTGTTTCTCGCCGCGCGTTCAAGACTGGGGGCAAGGTTACTGGCGAGAAGGCCAAGTCTAATCTGGGTGTCACGCCCCGCTCCTATGCCAATGCCAAGATCAACCGCAACGTCAAGGACGCCAACGAGGACCGTGAGGGCCTCAAGCACGTTGGTGGCATGAAGAAGGGTGGCCGCGCCAAGAAGGAGCATGGCGGCGGTCTTTACGAGGGCAACAAGAAGGTTGTCTCGCCTGCCGCGACCAAGGCGGAGCCCGAGAGCAAGCTGCCTAAAAACCCTCCGCTCCCGCCCGCGCGCCCGAAGGACCTTGATGCCAAGCCCGAAATGCGCGGCATGTCGGCTGATGAGGCGCAGAAGTTTATGGAAGGCCGCAAGGCTGGTGGCCGCACCAAAAAGATGATGGGTGGCCCGATGATGGGCGATCCCCGCATGTCCATGGTGAAAGACAAGGCCATGGAGTTTGCAGGCAATCCTGTCACGCCCGGCCTGAAGAACGGCGGCAAGGCCAAGCACCCTGACGAGGCGATGGACAAGGCCCTCATCAAGAAGATGGTGAAGCCTGAAGCTCGCACCGGTAAGTCTCAGGGCGGCATGAAGCGCATGAACCGTGAGAGCGGCGGCGGTGTGTTTTCTGGCGCGGGCTATCCCGAAAAGGTTCCGGGCGTTGTCCCCGGTGGCCGTATGGCTCGCAAAGATGGCGGTCGCGCTAAGGGCAAGACTAACATCAACATCATCATTGCGGCGGGCAAGGGCGATCAGCCTGACGGCATGATGGCTCCTCCTCCGGGCGCGCCTCCGCCGGGTCTTCCGA